TGAAGTGGCACACTGAATTTGGCCACCTGAACAGAGGTGATATGCTCACCTCAGAACAACACAGGTGCTCCAATGAAAAAAAGAAATTTTAGCGCAGAGTTTAAACGCGAATCCGCTCAACTGGTTGTTGACCAGAAATACACGGTGGCAGATGCCGCCAAAGCTATGGATGTTGGCCTTTCCACAATGACAAGATGGGTCAAACAACTGCGTGATGAGCGTCAGGGCAAAACACCAAAAGCCTCTCCGATAACACCAGAACAAATCGAAATACGTAAGCTGAGGAAAAAGCTACAACGCATTGAAATGGAGAATGAAATATTAAAAAAGGCTACCGCGCTCTTGATGTCAGACTCCCTGAACAGTTCTCGATAATCGGGAAACTCAGAGCGCATTATCCTGTGGTCACACTCTGCCATGTGTTCGGGGTTCATCGCAGCAGCTACAGATACTGGAAAAACCGTCCTGAAAAACCAGACGGCAGACGGGCTGTATTACGCAGTCAGGTACTTGAGCTACATGGCATCAGCCACGGTTCGGCCGGAGCAAGAAGCATCGCCACAATGGCAACCCGGAGAGGCTACCAGATGGGACGCTGGCTTGCTGGCAGGCTCATGAAAGAGCTGGGGCTGGTCAGCTGTCAGCAGCCGACTCACCGGTATAAACGTGGTGGTCATGAACATGTTGCTATCCCTAACTACCTTGAAAGGCAGTTCGCCGTGACCGAGCCAAATCAGGTGTGGTGCGGTGATGTGACCTATATCTGGACGGGTAAGCGCTGGGCGTACCTCGCCGTTGTTCTCGACCTGTTCGCAAGAAAACCAGTGGGCTGGGCCATGTCGTTCTCGCCGGACAGCAGGCTCACCATGAAAGCGCTGGAAATGGCATGGGAAACCCGTGGTAAGCCCGGCGGGGTGATGTTCCACAGCGATCAGGGCAGTCATTATACGAGCAGGCAGTTCCGGCAGTTATTGTGGCGATACCAGATCAGACAGAGTATGAGCCGGCGCGGAAACTGCTGGGATAACAGCCCAATGGAACGCTTCTTCAGGAGTCTGAAGAACGAATGGATGCCGGTGGTGGGTTACGTAAGCTTCAGCGAGGCAGCTCACGCCATAACGGACTATATCGTTGGATATTACAGCGCACTAAGACCGCACGAATATAACGGTGGGTTACCCCCAAACGAATCGGAAAATCGATACTGGAAAAACTCTAACTCGGTGGCCAGTTTTTGTTGACCACTTCANCCCTTGCTGGACTTGAACCAGCGACCTGGCGATTATGAGTCGCTCGCTCTGACCAACTGAGCTAAAGGGCCGGAGGCAGAATAATAACCATATGTCATCACATCTGCAAACTCATCTGACCACCAGCACGTTTAACGTCCTGTGCCGTTTTTCAGGTATAAAAAAACCCGCTCATCGGCGGGTTTAAGCTGTGTGGCGTAGTAACCACTCTTAACAGGATATTCAACTTTTTACGATCGTAAAGTTTTCGGAAAAAATTTTTAAAACCGCATCAACCGCTCCACCAGTTGCTCTTTACGGGCAACGATCCACCCGTGTTGCTCCAGATAAAATTTAAACCGTTCCAGAGTACATACCATCGCATCGGCGGGTACCTTTTCCGTGAACTCAACCTGACCGTGTTTATCGAAGTGGCTCAGTAATGCGCATCCATCATTTTCGATAGATGTGTTTTGTGCCGCTGGTGGCTGTTTCTGGTTGAAATAACAGTCTTCCAGTTTTTCGAACACTTCCCACGCCTGATCGGTTTCGAGCATTTTGGCGTGACGGGCTGCGCCACGTTCTGTCCAGAGGATGAGGGAGCGAACGTTACGGGCAATTTTCACAGAAACTCTTAAAGAGTTTTCGTTCTTCAACTCTCGTAACGCATCACCTTCTATCAGGAAAAAATGTTTACCTTCTATAAACCGTTCTTTGTTTCGATTGAAATTGTTTGTCAAACGCTGGCGCTCTGTTCCGTACAAATCAGCCAGCAGCTCTGTTGTCATGACAGGAAGATGGTTATGCGTAAGTGACGGGAGTTTTTCAATAGACGTGCGATTCATAGACATGTCCTTTCGAATATTTTGATTTACCCCTTTTGAGAGGGTGACCGGGCGCTCAAAACCGTCGAAAGTCGGCGGGCGTATTTCCATTGCTGGTATTGTATTAGCCGCACACCCGGTCATAAACCAAGAATTCTGGACACAAAAAAACCACATGGCTATCGGGTGTGGATACCGCTTTCGAGGTGTTTTGAGCACCGCGGGGAAATGTAAACTGCAAACCTGAAACTGTCAACACCGTCAGGTTCCAATCATCGGGTGGTGAGACGCACAGGGTTGGAACTACCGGGAAACCGACCGGCGAGCTTTTCAGCTCCCCCATGCGCCCCACCATAATTCAGATGTGCGCGTGCATACGACAATAAAAAACACGCTCGCGGCGTGTGTCTGTCGCGGTCTCTATCCGGGGTTCCAATCCCGACGCCAGATTTTGCTGGCGCGTGAGGAATATAGCCCCGGACAATGTGTCTGGTCAAGCACCTACATAATTCGTTCTACGTATCTGTCCATCTCCAGCCGGATATCAAGCATCATCAACATGCCATCAATAACCCCTTCCGCTTTCTGCAGGCGCTTGCCAATACAGGTATCCGAACACCCATGTTTCCGTGCCAGACTCATAAAAGTCATTCCACCTACGTAATAATCCACCAGCAAATCGTGCAAATCCTGATTTTTCTTGTTCAACCGGGCCATACAGCCACAAATTATCATTGCATCATCATCAGAACACTGAGGGCGTGATTTCACTTTCGACGGAATTAACCCTTTAAAACCAGCAGCGATCGACGCCCAGGATACATCTTCATGAGTGTTTGCAGCCCAAGCCCCCCACCGTTCCATAACCTGCTGAATATCACGCGCCATCGTTATCACCTGTGATTTCATAAATCTTCACGCCCAGTCGCCCACCAGGAACGAGCTGACCGCGCACAATATTGATTTCATCAAACTGCTCGTCGTCTATGAGTAGTCCGGCATGCGTCAGCGCATCCAGTGGTGCTTTCAGGATATTGTCCAGGTCACGACGGCGCTTATCCGGTGGCTCTGCAATAATCTTTATCGCCAGCCTTCCGGACAGGTTTAATTTCAGCCGCTGCTGGCGAACAATTAGCGTCACATCACGGCGATAACGCTCACCAACTTTTGATACAAAATATGTGCTGCCACGACGTCGCCAGTAAGTATTCACCGTCGGCGGATAAGGTAAAATAAACTCATGGCGCATCAGCGCAGCACCTCCTGCACCATTTTTTCAAACTTTCCAACTTTGGTTTCCAGCTCTGCCACACAATCAACGAGCTCATCCACCGCTTTTTGTGCGCGATGTTTCGCCTGCATCAGTTCCCTGAGCGCTGGCACCATATCCCGACGAATGGCATCTTTTGTTACACCTGTTTTTTCCAGTTGTTCCGCCTGTCGCAACATTTCCTGCGCGTGTTTACGCAATTGTTCAGAGGTAAAAGTCATTGTCTGGTTGTTCAAAAGAAACGCTCCATCTTACTGCTGTCGGTACGTGTATTGCTGTATCTGCGCGGCTGGGGCTGCCGCATTGGGGTGGAAAGAACCTGTGCGCTTTCCTGGTCCACAGGCAGAAAATGTCCGTTATAAAAACGCCGGTAAATCGTCCCCAGAGAACCGTTACGTTGTTTCGTGATATTAATTTCTGCTATGCCTGTAGCCTGTGTATCCGGGTTGTACACTTCATCCCTGTAAAGCATCAGAATGATGTCTGCATCCGCCTCTATTTCTCCGGAATTTTTCAGGTCTGAGTTCATGGGACGTTTATTGGGTCTGGACTCCACACCGCGGGAGAGCTGGCTCAGCGCAATCAACGGAAAACCACCGGATTTTGCCAGGCCTTTAAGCCCCTTTGAGATTTCACCCACGGCAAGGTCATGACGCCCCGTGGTTCGGTTTTTTATCAGCCCGAGATAATCAACCACCACCAGCGCCGTTTCCGGATGTTTAATCAGATGGTGTTTCGTTGTTGCGCATATCTCATCAATGGTCAGGTTCGCCTGGTCCACCATCCAGATATTGCGCCCGGTCATCCGCCCCACCCCTTGTGAGAAACGCGCCCAGTCTTCATCTTCAAAGTGAGCCACAGATTTCAGGCGTGATACTGGCATCCCTCCAGCCGCAGACACCATACGTTCACCAATCTGGATGTTCGCCATCTCCATGGTGAACAGAAGCACACCATGCCCCTGCTCAGTCACCTTGTCGATGATGTCCAGCGCAAGTTCGGTTTTCCCCATCGAAGGACGGGCGGCAATGAATACCAGGTCTCCGGGCTCCATACCGCCTGTTTTTGCGTCCAGTTCATCAATACCGGTCATCAACGTCCTGGATTTCTCCAGCCCCTGATTCCGGCATTCAACACGCTCAACCACTTCCGGAAGCACATCATCAATATGTACCGGCTGAATGACGCCCTTTCCTGTCGACAGTGTGACCATCATGTTCTGCGCATCCTTCAGGGCATCTTCAGCTGCTTCACAGGTATGCGCATCACGTAATTTCTGCAGCGCCTCATTCAGTGTTTTTTCTGCATCGCGCAGTGCGGCATTGCGCCGCAACGCTGCAACATAGTGCTCCAGTGAAGACTTCACCCAGGTTTTACGCCCGGTATCAGTAATCACCGGGGCAAGTTCCGGCATCTCATTACACAACAGCACGGGGTCAATCACTCCTGAAACACGGGCCTGTCTGCAGATGCCTGTGTAGATATCCCGATACGCTCGTACAGAAAAAATGTCCGCCGGTAGTGTGATCAGAATATCCATCACTTCATGATCTGCCCCACGCAGAAAGAATGCGCCAATGACAGCGCCTTCCAGGTCATCATTACGCCAGACTGGTGTTGTCATGCAGCCACACCTCTGATACAAGAACGGTAGCTGGGCCAGTTGAACGACAACCAGTTGCGCCCCCCGTCTGTGATCCTGTCGGCAATGCGGGGGCTGATGAACGCTGGATTTGCCCCTATATTTCCAGACACCTGTTATCACTTAACCCATTACTGGCTTGCTGCCGTAGATATTCCCGTGGCGAGCGATAACCCAGTGCACTATGCGGATGCCATTCGTTATAATGCTCGAACGCCTCTGCAAGGTTCTTTGCTGCCGTTAACCCGTCTGGTTTGGGCATGA